GTCAGTCTTGCCTAGCATCATTAACTGGCTAAACCCTAACTACGAGCGTTACGGCAAAGTCCGGTAATGGTTGCAGCTGAATTAGCAACCCTAGTTGCATCAGTCCTAGGATCAATAGCCTTACTGATTGCTGGCCTTCGATACATAATTAAATTGGAGAATATTCCAATAGTGTCGCGCCTTGATAAAATGGAGTCTCAGCTAGAATTGGCCCTAGCGAGAGGGGTCAGAAATGGCAACGCGAAAGCGCGTAAGTAAGAAGCCAGTAAAGCGTAAGCGCACTACTAAAGAGACGCCTTTAACAAAGATTGACTTCTGGGCTATCGCTGCCAATGAAGTTTATAAAGCTTGTCGCAGAGCTGGTATGGACGAAGGCACTTCGCTGGCTTTTGCTATGGATCGTAGCTCTTACCCTGATTGGATAGTGCCAGCCGATGACCCAATAAAGAAAATTGGTTGGGAAGATGGCGAGGAAGATAACTAATCTACTTTAGGGAAGTTGAGTTATTCGAGGCTCTCAAGTCGCTTTACCCAGACTTGACGCCCTTATCAGCGACCGACCGAGCAGATGGCATTACTAGCGATTCTTATATCGAGCTCAAATGCCGTAGAACGCACTATGACCGCTTATTGATTGAGAAGAAGAAGTGGGATTATCTGGCCGATATAAGGGCTAGGACGGGCGCTAAGACCCTGTATATCAATGCGACACCTAAGGGCATCTACCAGTTTGACTTAGGGGCTCTAATAGAGCCTGAGTGGGTTTTGAAGAGCCTTCCGATTACAACCGATTTTAGCAACAAAGCTCATTCCGAAAGGCTATGCGGCTTCTTTGATATCCGACTCGCCGAGCTATTGCTTGTCTAAATAGATTTAAGCAAATACATTTAGCCCGTAAATCCATTTAGGGATTACAGAACGGGAGCAAAATGATAAATAAAGTAGCTCTAATTCGATTTGATTCTCAAGCAGGGGCTTGGACTGATGAGACAAATTGGGTTAAGGGATCAATAATCAGACGATTTGCTAAAGAGCGAATGGGTAAGAAGCAGCTTAGAGGTCGTTTATCAAAGGCTGAGATATCTGCATATTGGCTAGATAAATATGGGGTGAGCGCAGATGTTTCCTAATTTATCTGATACGCAAGTCTTTGCAATAACCATCGGCGTTCCATTCTTCGGCCTTTACTTATGGGCTCTTTGGAGTTCAGCCAAAGCTAAAGCCTTTAATGAAGGATATAAGAGAGGGAGAGCAAGTGTCCGATACACAGAAATCATTAAATGAATGGCTTGAAAGTGCTGGAGACACACTATTCGACAGGGGCATCGAGTATGGCGACCCGAGGCACAATTTATTACGCATTTTCAAAATCAGTAAAGCACTCGGTATTCAGCTCCGAGACCCAGCTGACTTGGCGCTTATTGCTATCGCGACCAAACTCTCAAGAATGGTGGAAAGTCCAGAGCGCGAAGATTCGTATCTCGATCTCATTGGATATGCCGCTATCTTGGGTCGATTACGATTTTCGAGTCCAGAAGATTGGGACGACATTGAGTCTGACTCGCAATCATAATACGAACCAATGGTGTGACTATTGCAAGTATCGCTATGGAGCTAACAAAAGATTTGTGGTTGTAAATGATGCGGGTGAAAAGGCCGAAGTGCCTCGACCAGCAGTATGGAAAGTCCAAAGCGAGACACCGCTTCGAAAGGCTCAGGTTAGGTTCTATTGCCAACCTTGCGCCGATGATGCACAAAACTGGCCAGATGGCACATTTTACTTATTAAAAGAACAGTTAGAAGATGCGATAAATGATTTCGCAGGGAGAGAGAAGTTAGATGTCGAATTACCTAGATGATTATGTAAGTGTTCAAGATAGATTAAAGGAGTTTATAAATGCATATCCCGATTATCGGATCAAGACTCACACATTGGCAGAATCGCTTGTCGCTAATTGTGATGTTTATATTGTTAAAGTTGAGTTGTATAGGACTGAGGCTGACAATAACCCTTGGACTACGGGTTTATCTAGCGAGTCTAAGTCTAAACAGTATGCGCTGGAACTTGCCGAGACCGGCGCCCTTGGGCGAGCACTTAACCTCGCTGGATTCTTCGCTAAGCCGACTGGAGCGCCAAAGAAGGCGATTCAGACAACAAAGCCAGAGCTTGCATCCTTCATTAAGGAGCAAAGACCGAATGACCCAGAGCCAATTGTATGGGATGTCACTGCTATTGCGGCGGAACTCGGGGCCGAAGTAATTGATGAACTGCCATTATGTAAATGTGGCAGAGGGCCAATGATTCTTAAGTCTGGAACTAAAGATGGCAAAGAGTATCGAGGCTACACCTGCCCTAGCAAAGACAGAGCAGACCAATGTCCAGCTAGATGGATGAGAATCGGTGCAGATGGGCATTGGGTATTCCAGAAATGAGCATCAAGCCCGAAATTTGGCGTAATTACAATCATATTTATTGGCATATTGGGCGATATCCAAATAAATCGCTAGGTTTGGATATTGCTTGGGGCGCAGGTTATGAAGATGAAATTGAAATGCATTTATATTTATTTAGATGGCGTTACTTTTTGTCTATAAATATTAAAGGACGATTTGATGAGAGCTGATGCTCATCCCTTTAATTGCTCACATTGCTTAACAGTTACGCCGCATATTGAGCTGCATAGGTATGAGACTAGTGATATACCTGAAGCGCCTGAAGAAGTCTGGTTAATTGAGTGTCAGCGTTGCTTCTTGCAGCGCATTATCTATCCATCTGATCGCGTTACTAGCAAAGAGGATGATATTGTCCGATGCGAGCAATGCGGTGGATGGAAGATGAAATCGGGTAAGTGTCGAGTATGTCGATTAGCAGCTGGTTTCGAGCAAATTAGCGTAAAATACTGGACAGGCAACGCAACTATGGAAAGGCCCTACAACGATGGCAAAGCCCCACTCTATTAGATATATCCGTCAGCTAATGGAATGGGGTTTTGATAAGGAGTTTATTGCTAAGGATTGTGGGATCAATATCCACTCACTAGAAGTTAGATTAAATAGAGCAAAGAAAAGGGAGCAAAGAGATGGGAATCAAGGAACTGAGTCTGGAACTAGCAGCGGTGAGTTTGATAGCTGATGAGGCTAAGAAGGCTAAAGATAGGCTGAGAGCAGCTCTACAGGCCGAAATGGATGCAATAGGAGCAGACAGAGTAAAGGCTGAATATGGTGATGATGTGATTGCCTATGTAACTACCAGTAAGCCTAAATTTAAGTGGGTTATCAAGAATGAACGCGAGTTTGTTAAATGGGTGAAAACCAATATATCTAGCGAGATAATTGAGACAGTCCGGGAATCATCTCGCGATGCGATACTAGATAAGTTCAATTATATAAATGGCGATGATGTTATTGATCCAAATGGTGAAAGAGTTGAATGGCTAGAAGGCACAATAGCTGAGCCTTATCTAGTGACTAAGTTCCATAGTGATGGCAGGGAAAGGCTTAAAGACGCCTTTCAATCAGGCCAGTTAGAGTTTAAGAAGATATGGGAGTTGGAATGAAAGATGATATATACCCAATATGGAGAGATATAGATGATCATCTGGATATGCCTGATGGAGTTGATTTATAGCAAATACTAATAAAACTTGTCCATATAGTGAGATAAGGAGTAAATCAATGCGTAAGATATTTGACAAAGCCATTACCATAACGCCAAAGCGCGGGCGCATAGCTGGCCCTTCAGCGAAGGTTAGGACAGCCTATTGCCTTTCGCTGATGCTACTGGCCTTACAGGCTATATCTATACAATCATCAAAAGCAGATATGAATCTAAAGCTTTATGCATACAACAAATTAGATTGGTCAGAGTTTCAATGTTATAACTGGCTAATTCATAAAGAGAGTAGATGGAATCCAAAGGCTCGTAATGGATCACACTATGGCCTTGGTCAGATGCGTTCTACTTGGTATAGAGACCTTAGCCCTAGGCAGCAGATTGATGCACATATTAAATATATAAGACATAGATATAAATGCGCTTGCGATGCCTTGCAACACTTAGAGACCAAGGGCTGGCATTGAGCAGACGCTATAACTCCAGCTACTACCAAAAGACAAGACTTCAAGTGCTTCAAAGAGATTACAATACTTGCCACTATTGCGGGCTAGAAGCGACTACAGTTGATCATCTAATACCTATCAGCAAAGGTGGAACTGATGAAGCTTCTAATATGGTGGCTTGCTGCACTCAATGCAATAGTTCTAAGCGCGATCGTATGACCCCCACCTTTTTTGAGCGCGCAAGCAGACCCACGACCCCCATTGGGAAGATTTTCCCTGAAAATGGCTCGGCTAGGCATTATCAGGAATGAAACAAATTGAAATGGCTCAACTGGGAGAGATTGCCCGAGTCAGGGACGAATCGACTTACCGAGGTGTGGCAGAACCGCGAATTCACACAAAACTGAACGATTTACCCTCATTAGGCGAGCAAATGATTAAATTCTGCGAGGAAATCGGCTTTGAGTTGATGCCTTGGCAGCAATGGCTGGCTCATCACAGCTTAAAACAGAAACCCGATGGCAGATGGGCTCACCCAGTAGTCACTTTGCTTTGCGCTCGGCAACAAGGTAAATCGACCTTTATGGCGCTTCAAATTCTATTTAGGATCTATGTATTAAAAGAAAAACTGCAAGTCCATACCGCTCATAAATTAACTACCTCAGCAGAACTATTTTATAAGATTTATGCAATTATTGAACAGAATCCAAGACTAGCTGCAGAATTTACTAAGAAGCTGGAAAGTAAAGGATTTCAAGAGCTTCAATTTACTGAAGGTAGGCGATATATTGTCCGAGCCAATAACTCGGCTGGTAGAGGTATTGCAGCCCCTGAAACTATCCACCTAGACGAAGCCCGAGAGTATAAAGATGAGGATGTTTGGTCAGCATTGCGATATACACAAATGGCTAGTCCAAATCCTCAAATATGGGTTTATTCAAATGCTGGAGATCAACACAGCATAGTTCTAAATAAACTTAGGGAAAGAGCGATGGCTGCGATATTTGGTAGCAATGATGATATTGGTTGGTTTGAATGGTCAGCACCTCAAGGCATTAAATTTGATAACTCCCCGGACTTCTGGCTAGGCGTCTGCCAAGCTAATCCATCACTTGGCATAACAGTCCATCCAGATAATATCCGAGCCGTATTGTCAGACCCCGAAGATATTGTGCGCACAGAAGTCTTATGTCAATGGGTCGATACCATCAATCCAGTTATCAATCCGTCTCAGTGGGAGAGTTGCAAAGTTGAGGGACTTCGACTCAACCCTGAATCTGATACTTGGTTGGCTATTGATCTAAGCCCCAGTAGAAAAGAAGCGGCGCTAGTCGCTAGCCAAAGACTTGAGGGCGATAAGTTCCAAGTCATATTGCTTCAGACTTGGCATAATCCTGCCAATCTGGACGATAAAGCAATGGCTAATGATGTAGCGGAATGGGTGCGAAAGTATCCAGTTCAGCTGGTTGCCTATTCAGCCAGAACCGCCTCGGCAGTAGCTGCGCGATTAGCTCCTGCTGGTATTAGGGTTGAGCCGATAGATGGTCTTGACTATGCCCAAAGCTGCGATGAGTTACTGGGAGCAATCTCATCTCAGCGGTTAGCTCACTCGGGACAGGAAGAGCTAACAAAGCAATGCCTATCCGCCGTCAAACTCCCTTTCGGTGACGGCGGCTGGGTAATGGGTCGCAAGGTAAGTAATACGACAATTTGCGGAGCGATTGCATCGGCTCTAGCAACACACTATGCAACAATGTCTGAAACTAGCGTTGATATCCAAATAGTGTAAGTCGGCTCGCTTACAATGTAAGCAATGGGTGCTATAAGAGATTTCCTATTTCCAGCAGTTGAGGCCAAGCGCCCTATTGCCGTTACTGATGTTCAAGCAGCTTTAACACCAGTTC